TACCGCGAAGAATGGTACCGCTTGATAAAGAAGTTGTCTTCTCTTCTACCTTCGGTTTAGGTGGAGGAATGATAACCTCTTCACATACAAACTTTGGATACATCTTATATTTTACTACATCTTCCTCTGAAAACTTGCCTTGATACAATATCTCGTATGATTCTGATAACCCATTTCGGACACAATCGTAGTAATTATCTTGAGGTTTAGGGTATGTATCGTGAGTAAAGCAATTACCCGCTATGGTTGAACATATGTATATTGTTAAAAAGAATTTCATTGACACCTACTTGTAAAAATTATATATAATCCTATATGATTGTATAATATAGAAAGGATACAACAAATGACAGATATAAGCAAATACAAAAGTCTCGCAGTTGATCATGACTGCTATGGCAAAATTGATAAGTTAACCAAGACCCTGGCACCAGGGATCACTCTATCTAGAGCTCAAGTTATTAGAATGTTAGTTGATAAAGAAAGTAAAAAATCAAATGGTAAGTCAAAGTCTATTTCCAAGAGCACTTGATTCAGGTGAAACACTAGATCCATTAAGATCATTGTGGAGAAATGTTTTGATTGTAGCATTAGAAGATGCAGTGGGTAGACACTGGCGTAATAAAAGCTATGGCAATCCTAGAAACGATTTTTTTATGCAATCAGCAAGAGATTATTTCTTACATCCTAATCGAGATTTTGTGTTAGTATGTCAATACGCAGGTTTTGATCACGAATATATTAGAATGAAAGCTAAAAAATTTTTTAATGAAAGGAATAAAGATGAAGAAAATATGTACCGTATGTAATGGTAACGGTTTTATTCGTGTACCATTTGAACAAGCAAGGGAGGAACAGTGGGCCGACTGTGATTTTTGTAATAACCAAGGTGAAATAGAAGTGGAGGATGACGATGATACTGTTCGGAAAATACAGCATTAATAATAAAAAATGGAAACAACAATTATCAACATGGAGTCTTTTGTATAGAACTGAGATAGTTTTAACTACAGCAGGTTTTATAGTTGGATTTATAGTGGGAGTAATAATATGAGAAGAGCAATCCTAGATGCGCTGCAGGCAAAGTATGAAGCTGACATTGCCCATGCAGATGCAACTTTAAAAATTTATTTAGAAAACTCCGTAGGTATTGGTGAACATCCGCAGCACATAGACGAGTGTGATAAATTAGTTGATAAGATAGCTAACGCACAAGAAAAGTTAGATGTATTAAAATCATTTGAACCGGAGAAACTATGATAAGTGGTGACAGTTTAGAGTATAGTTTACTAGCTAAGTGGACTGATCAATTGAATGTAATGTCAACTGATTTTATAACTACACTGGAGATAGGAGTTAGGGAAGGTTATAGTTCTCATGTAATTTGTGAAACAATTAAACAACCACATGTTCATATAGGGATAGATCCTTACGGAGATATTGATTACAAACATATAGATCAAAAAGAAGGGTTTGTTGCTTACTGGATTGATGACAACAAACAACCTATAAAAAACCCTGATGGCTCTTTCAAACGCCCCACCTATCCTAATTCAATGAAAGAAACTTTTAATAAAAATTTTGCACACCACCAGAAAACAGTCCTATTCCAATTAGAAGATACAGAATACATGAACGCTTTCGGTAATGGTGTACCTATTTATTACAATGGTAAAAAGAAATTAGTAAACCACTATGATTTAGTTTTCTTTGATGGGCCTCACACAACAGAAGCTGTGATGAGAGAAGCGACCTGGTTTGCCAATAGAAGTCGTAAAGGAACAAGATTTATTTTTGATGACATCGATACGTATCGAATGGATTTAATAGCTGAATCTTTGACTTTCGATGGATTTAAAACAATAGAAAAAGGGAAAACTAAAATATGCCTGGAGAGACAGAAATAGCCTACATAGCTGGGCTGTTTGATGGTGAAGGTAGTATTCACATCAAACGAGGATGGGAAAAGAAAAAGAAACACAAAGGAAAACCTGGTTATCGCATGTCTAATAGCATGCGATTATCTATGGAGATAACCATGACGGATCAATCGGTACTCCTATGGGTCCACGAAGTATTGGGTGTTGGTACACTAAATAAAAAACCACGTAAAGGTAAACGCAAAGATGGTACAAAATATTTAATGCAATACCGATGGCGTTGTACATTCAGAGACGCGTATTACGTGTGTCTATTGCTATGGCCTCACGCCCACACGAAACTACCAAAGATACAAGAAGTCATTGATCATTACTCAACTAAAGATAATGTGGTAAGCTTAGATGAATATAGAAAGGTTAACTAATGAAATATAAATATATAACAACTCCTGAACAAGCTAGAGTTCAAGTCGATGGTATGAGAAAGTATCAATGGGGTGAGAAGTTACCAAGTGTTACGACCATCCTATCCGCAGTTCCAGACCAATCAAAGTCAATAGCCCTTGCGAGGTGGCGTCAACGAGTCGGTGAAGACGAGGCTGAACGTATTAAAAATGAAGCTGGAGTAAGAGGTACGATTATGCATAGGATTCTTGAAGGTGAGATGACTGGCGACCGTCATGCTGACCTGACCAAATTGGGTCAAGAAGCAGGCGTCCTGGCTCAAAACATAATTGACCATGGATTTTTAAAAAATTTAAATGAAGTCTGGGGTAATGAGATTATGCTAGCTTATGAAGGACTCTACGCTGGCACAGCCGATGTTGTAGGAGTGTATAGAAATCGGGAGTGTATCATAGACTTTAAGCAAAGCAATAATCCAAAGACTAAATCTCAATGTGAGGATTATTTTAACCAAGCGGCAGCTTATGCTATGGCTCATAATGATATGTATGGAACCAACATACAATCTGGATTGATTCTAGTTAGTGTGATGGGTGGAGATGTGACCGAATTTTGGCTAGAACCTGACGAATTTAAGGCGAGATGTTACAAATGGCTAAGAAAAGTAGATGAATACTGGAAATATCATGTACCAAGACCCAAGCTCCAGGAACCTGGAAACACTGAGGAGTTTGAATGTCCATCGTTTTGAGGCGTCCCATAGTATATTTTAAAATCTTTTTTAAAAAAATAAAAATAAAAAAGATAAACATACCGGATCATTGTCTCAATGGCTTAAAAGTGTTGGTATGTCTAGTTAATGTACTGCCTCAAAGGTGTCTCAATGGTGTCTCAAGGTGTCTCAAAAACCCTTCGCGCGAGATACGATTTGCGTTTTGTAAAAACCTGAAAATCCTGTAGAAAAACACTATGGTAGCAAAGAAATCAAAATATAAATCAGTGACAATCAAGAAGAAGCGATACTACTTCTACAAAATTACGTGGTTGGATATCACGGGTGATAGCTCGCATGCTGATTTACATACAGCAGAGGGTATGATGCCATCAATAATGGTAACTCACGGTTATGTTTTAAATAGAGATACAAAGAATATTAGAACGTTTGCCAGCTACGAACAGAATGATGAATTGTTTTCGGATAGGAATGTTTTCCCACGTGGGTGTATTATTAAAATGGAAAAGGTTTTACTCTGATTTATCTGTCAGCAATTCTGGTTTTTGTCTTACTTTTTCTTTCAATTCTTCTTCAGATACTCCCTCTAGAAGCGGAGAATAGTCGTCGATTATTCTTTTCATTCGCTGTTCTAGTTCTTCTGTTGTTAAGTCTTCTAGTTTACCAGTTCGTATTATCTTCTGCTCAATATATAGACCTGCAGCCTTTCCGCGTGCAACTTCAGCGTTGACAGCTGCTGACCACGCCCCTTTTTTAAGAGCTTCTTGTCTAATCTTACTAAGCTCTGCTATGTGTCTATCGTAAGTAACTTCGTATTTCTTTTGCCACTCCTCTCTTAAAGTTCCAATGTAGTGTACTACAAGTGGGTATAGGGTTGGATTCTGTAGTTTGCTAGCGTATTGTCTAGCCGAGTCTTTACTAAAACCTGCATCGACAGCACACTCTGTTGCTGTTTTCCTGCCTTCATTTGTAACAAGTTCGTATGCAAATCTCATTTGCTGCTCGGTTAATTTTTTTGGTAGACCCATTATAATTTTTTTTGAAGTTCCTTAACGTACTCTTCGTTTTCTTTTTGTCTTTTGTCTTCTAACATTTTAGCATGCTTACGCCATGACCAAGAATTAATTTTACCTGACCAGCCCATAATCCAATGTAATGTGTTATAAATTACCTTATCAAACATACTTGATATATAATACAACTTAGACTATATTGCAACCTATGTTTACTGGAAAGATATTAAGACAAGTTATAGATAAATTTATGAAAGGTGAGGTCGCTGCCAACGCACGTGTTCAAGTCTTGCTGCCCAATGGAGAATTTTATGACATCAATGGTATGAAACTCTTGCAAAATAAATTAATAGGAGTAAGAGAATCTCATCGATTGGTCTTCACAATAACTCCTGAAAAGTGGAAAATGGGAAAGGTAATTAAGAAGTTGTAGTAGTGAAACCAGAAAGAAAATTTTGGCATGAGATTAAAACGTTCGCTACTAAAAATAATTGCAAATTATCATTTACACGCTTGGAAAATAGTGCTGCATGGGGGACTCCTGATATACTGGGTTATAATAGTTCTGGCCACTTTTTCACTATCGAATTAAAAGTAACACGGGGAAACACAATTCGCTTTTCTCCACATCAATTTTCATTTCACTGTACTCATCCGAAGAATACATTTATCATGGTTAAGGCCCTCTCCCTTAACCAAGTAAAACTTTATGAGGGGAAGGATATCAAGGAGCTTGACGCTTGCGGCTTGAAGCTTGACCCTTGCAGCTTGGGCCTTGAAGCTTGCTGCTTGAAGCTTGAGTCTCTGTAGCTTGAGCCTCACCTGCTTGTGCTTGTGCTTGTGCTTGTTGCCTTAGGAATTCTTTTCTTTTTTTCCTAAGCTCTTGATAATATTTAGGGTGTTTAAATACTAGCATTTAGTGTTTACCATATACTATGTTTCGGATCTGTCCATTCCAACAAGCCCGGCAATCTTTACATTCATTATTTTGTGTAGGAGCTGGGCAGAAGTGACCCTCACTAGTAAACGTTTTATTTAAATCACTTGAAACTGTAGAAGTATTTCTCCATTCCTTGGGTGCCTTATGCCTGGATTGGTCCACCATCGGAACAGAAAACCTTATTATTAAATTCTTAGGACATAGAGGCAGGAAGGCTTTGACCCATGCTTCCCGCGTTGGCATCCAATGTTTAACTGAAGGCGTCATCCCTGCAACTGCAAAGATCTTTAGCAGGTGTTCTTCGTCCTGAACATCGCCCGAGTCGTGCCATCTAAATTCTTTTGATTTCTTACTATTAATTAATAGAGCCATTGCTCCGGTCCATAGTGGTGACCTGATGGCCTTCAGTCTTCTATACTGCGCATCCTGCACAACTTTGAACACGTAACAGCCTTTGAGAGCGTAACAACCTTCGCACACGCTGCCCTTAACCTTCACCAGCTTGGAACCTGTTTTGCATTCTTTAGCAGGTAATCCATACGCCCATCCAGGCATCTTTGAAGGCTTGCTTAGGCCTCCGACAATTGTTAACGCTTCTTTTGTATTCATAATTTCTCCTTTATAATCCTATACCATCAAATCTTTTACCTGTCAAGCTTGACGCCTGAAGCTTGCTGCTTGCCCCTCCGGGCAAGGCTGCTGTCCATGGACAGGGTCGGGAGAGCCCGCCAGCAAGTTTGATCAACTGATCCCAGGACGCCAAGTACCCTATGTTAATTCACACATCACTTGTCTTTATAGATCCGGGCTATAGCAAGGATCTAAGGGCTCGTCCAGGGATCAGTACCGGTCCAATGGCTATCTTCCAGGACCGGTACTGACATAAGTTATTATTTTTCTAATAACTTAATTCGTTTATCTAAAAGATTTATGAGTTTGTTATTATCTTTAACCATCTCAAATAAATCTTTTATTAATATAAAAGTTTGCTTATCAGACAACTGAAAATTATCTGGTAAGTTTTTTAATTTATTTTCTTGTTCTGTCATATTAGGAGTATATAGGAGAAATAAGGCAACAATGAGGCAAGGACCAAAATAAATTTGTGGATAACTTAAATTATTTTCTTGACGTATCCTAAATTATCCTATACACTTGGACGGTGGCTGGGGATGGTGGTTAGTGTATATAATAAAAAAACTACATTAGAACCATTCTAAACTGAATTATACAACTCCAGGTTGTGCGCAGGAATAGGACTTGACAAGATATTAGATATAGGATAGTGTGGGATACAGAAAGGAAATATAATTATGAGTAAAACAATGACTAAGTATCAGTTAGATCACTTTAAAGATAAAGTGAACAGACAGTTTGAACCAATGATCCGAGACCAGGAATTATTGGTCAAGCAATTTAAAACCGAGGCAACTGATAAAGCTGTTTCCAAATTATCTAAAAAGATTGGCGCAGATACAATCATTAATAAATTTAGAGCAGCAGAAAAAATGTTAGAGGAGGCAAGGGCAACAGCTCTTACTTTTTTTAATAAGAAAAAACCAAAAGATCAGGACTTAAATTATAGCTTAAGAAATAATGGAGGTTATGGCGATAAGTTAAGTTTGTCTGATTGTGAGGAACAGTTAAGAGAGTGGGCCTCCGAACTTGCTGAACGTGAAATAGAAAAAAGGCCCGAGGGTGCAAAACTCCGACAGCTTAAAGAACTTAAACAAAAAGCTCTTGATGTTGTTATGGAAAGCGGAACCCCTGATAGCTTGGCTATTGCACTGGACCACGTATCTAAAAAGATTGGCTTAACTTGGAACACTGATATTCAGGCGCTTCCAAACTTTAAACAGGCCAGTTAATTAAGACTTGACAGAGTATCCTATTTAATATAGGATACTCTTATTATGAAAGATATAATTAAAACGATAGAAGACCAAACAGATTTTGTAGTTTCGTGGAAAGCTATAAAATATAATAAAACAATATTCAGAGTCGGCAACTTAAACAAAGAGGGTTGCAGAGTCTGGGAACAGGGAGGCAAAAAGTATATGTGTTTCTGGGATACAGTTTTAGGAAGATATACAACGTGCATTAACCCAATGATAACTTACAGGAAAGCGAGGAACTAATGCCAATAGAAATAAAATTACTATTTATGTTTATGATTGTGGTTTGTGTTTGGGAAATGGCAAGGAATAAATAATAGGGGTTGACAGTGATAGATTTATCCTATATGATCCCAGATATGAAAACAGAGGAAAGAAGAAATAGATTTACTGGCGCAAGAGAATTCTTGACAGTAGAAGAAGCATACTTGCATGATAGAGTATTTTATCACGAGGCATTAGAGCAGTGGGATAAAATGCAAAAGGCTTTGGATAAGTTTAGTCGTCTTAATCCTAAAGCTTACATGACGCTTCTTGATTAATAGGTGAATACACCTATAGGTTGTGGCGCAGAGAACCATGGAGACCAAGCAACGAAGTGGGGAGGCGCCGCAGCTAACAATTCATAGTGGTCCCAGGACCAATCTCAATTTTGCAAATTTCTAAAAAAAGCTTTTTTGTATCTAGACTAAGGATCCTACAACCTACACTAGATTTGCATGATTTAGATAAACATGGTAGAAAAATACTTTACGGGTTTCAAAATCAACCTCTAAAAATTTTGCGGAAAATTTTTTTGAAATGAAAATAGATAAAGAAAAATTAAAAAATATAGATAAACTACCTGCTGATGTTAGACGTGAGCTGGCTTTGCTTATGAATAAGCATGATCAGAAAACAAAAGAATCTAAGATACAATCTGATTTTTTAACCTTTGTAAAACATGTGTGGCCAGATTTTATTGAGGGTAGACATCACAAAGAGATAGCAGATAAATTTAATAAACTAGCTGCTGGTAAAATCAAAAGACTAATTATTAATATGCCGCCAAGACATACCAAATCTGAATTTGGTTCGTACTTACTCCCTGCTTGGATGGTGGGCAAGAATCCTAAACTAAAAATTATTCAATCTACAAACACAACTGAGTTATCAGTTAGGTTTGGTCGTAAAGCAAAACAACTTATGGATTCACCAGAATACAAAGAAGTATTTCAAACTAGATTAAAAGAAGAT